CCAAATAGGCTCATAACCTATACTAAATTGATTCGATTTCAATACCCGCTACAAAAACATGGAGCTTTGGTTGGTGATAAAGTTCGTTTCCAAAGCAAGATTTGAAAGTTTAATGAGTGGATTGATGAGTAGGCGCACTCAATCATTCACTTTTTCTCGCGGTGGATGTTATAAAATATATTTTTAGTTATCTGTTGATGAAATGAAGGTTTTACAATATTTTCATATAGAGAACCAGGATGAATGATTGAAAATGATTGATTATGAACTAACAAATAAGGTTCAATTTTTTATTCTCCTTATGTGTTATAATTAAATAAATATGTCCTTATGGTGTAATGGAAAACATACGATGCTTCTAACATCACGATTCCAGTTCAATTCTGGATGAGGACGCTCAGGATTATTGCACTTGTTTTTTCAAAATGCAACATAAGTCATTTGTTTATTAGAAGTATGATTGATTCAAAATCAATAAAAGTACTGTTCAATTCAATCATGGTTTATTCATGGGATATTAGTATAACGGTATTACATTAGGCTTTGACCCTAAAGATGGAAGTTCGACACTTTCATATCCTGCTAGTGCGATTATTTACGACCATAAACAAGGAGGCTGAAAGATTATTATTCCGCTTTTAAAATACTTCGTTGAAATCAAGCGGCATATTTTCTTAAAATAAAAACAAATACTCATAATTCAAAACAAATACATAAAAGACACAAACAATTATAAAAGCAAAACTAAATAAATAAAAATATTTACAAAACAAAAAATAGGAGAAAACATGCTGAAACAAACTAAGGGAACTTTTGAGGCTCGTGGTATTCTTATGGGCTTTAAAGAAGAAAAGGCTTTTACTGAAATCACCACTAAAAGTAACAAAAAAATGCGAATGATGAATCTTCGCCTCAAAATTAGTGATACAGAAATGATGTTTTTGCACATGAATGGCATGGAACAGGAATATGTTTATTTTAGTAAACCTGTTAAGAATAATAAGCCAGAAATTGAAAAGGTTGATTGGGTTAAACGAATGCGATGGAACAGGGATGGTTTCAAACTCATTGGAGTAAGTTTGGGTTTGACTAAAAATGAAGAAACCAAAAAGAATGAATTGGTAACTCTTACACCATTTGATGCAATTGACTATATTGAAACTCACGGAAACGATGGGATTTCTGTTTTCGTGAAAGGTTCTATCGAACATTCTTCTTATGAAGATAAGGATAGCAAGGAAGTGAGAAAAACCACCAAATTTATTCCACAAGCTCTTTATCTCGCTAAAGATGAAATTGATTTCTCAAGCGATAAGTTCGTTAAGCAAGCAGAGTTTGCACAACCAATTGTTTTCACTGGCGTAGAACATGTGGAATTTGAAAAAAGTTTCAAATATTTTGTAAATGGTATTGTCATTGGATACAATAATGTCGAGGATATTTCATTAGAAACCAATGAATCGCTGGCAAAGCAAATTAAAGAACATGTTAAACCTTTCAATGGAATTACTTTAACGGGAAAGATTCAATCAACTCAAGTCGTAGAGACTGTCATCACCGAGGTTTGGGGTGAAGCTAGCTCAGTGGGGAAGGCAAAAACTCCTTCTCGTGTTACCATGCAAGTTACTGGAGCGCGCCCTGAAACGTTGGACACCGAATCATATACAAAAAAGATTGTCGAGTCGTTTAGGGATGAATGCCTTGAATTAAAGAAGTCAAAGAATGAATCTGCCTTTGAAAGTCAAGAGGGTGGTGGAAAGAGTAAGGTTGATAGTGAAGTCGAGAGTGGTTGGTAATATTATTTAAATAAATAATATTTATTTATGTTCACGATAATTTATTTATCGTGAACATAATTTTCTAAAAAAATAAAAAAGTAGATACTGGAGGAAATAATAAAATGAAATATTCACTCAATACTATTAAACTTGACATTGCTCACTATCGTCATTATTGGCGTGGAACGCCAAAGGTGGGAAAGACAACGGCTTTTCGCGATTTGGTAATTGAAGCATATGGAAAACCAGAATTCGGGATGCTGATTTCTTTGGGTTATGAAGAAGGTTACAAGACCCTAGACAATCTTTATGCTCAATCTTGTCCTACATGGGGCGATTTTGTAGATGTCGTCGAAGATTTAGTTGAAAACAAGAATGAAAACACATTTAAAATTTTGGCTCTCGACACAGTTGATGAATTAGTTGAAATGGCTGAACGCAAGGTTATGGAAATTCATCGTATCACCAAAGGCGAAGCTGTCAGTTCGATTAATGCGGCTTTAGGTGGTTATGGAGCGGGAAAAAAGAAGGCGCGTCAATTAATTGAAGAACAAATTGGCAAATTGGAATTGGCTGGGTATGGGATGGTTTATATTGGTCATACCAAAACCAAAGACATGAAGGAAAAACTCTCAGATGAAGCATATCAAATGATTACTGGCTCTTTGGAATTTGCCTATGATGCAATTTTTGCCGATAGAGCAGATTTTATGCCAATGTTTATTGAAGAAGTGGAAATCAAGGACGAGAGAAAAACTGCATCAAAGAGAGTTGTTTATTTTAGAGGAACGGACTTCGTTGATGCTGGTTCACGATTGAGCGGGGAGTTTTTACCTGAGAAAATCAACCTTGATGCCAAAGAATACATTGATGCAATTACCGTAGCATTAGAAAAATCAACTGGAAAAACATCTAAAGAAATTGATGCTCTTCGTAGACAAGAAGAAAAAGAATATTCCGAAAGAGCAATCGCATTTTCTGAAAAAGAGAAAAATAAAAATGCAGTGGATTCTTTGGTTAGTGTTGAAGAATTTAGAACAGAAGTTTTGGATTACGCAAAGTCAATGTCTAAGGAAGCATCATCTTTAAAGAAACAAGAACTTGAAAGAAAGGGACTCCCATCACGATTCAGTCAAGTTGATGACATGGAAACATTGAAGAAAATTTATCGTGTTCTTAAGGCTGATGATTAAATAATAATGAAATAATTAAATATATTAGCTAAATAAGGATGTGGTCGGTAAGGGACGCATCCTTATTTTTAAAAATATCTTTAGTTTATAAAACATGAATAATAAATTTAATTTGACAGTTGTAAGAAAGTGTGATAAAATAAAACAATATGGAAAAAGATAAAACAAAAACATTCGATAGAACCATACTCATAAATAAGTATAAAACAATGCGAAAATGTAAAGAATGCAAAGAGTATATAACCCTTGAAACGGAATGGGATAGCACTATTTATGTATCAAATGCTTTTCACCACATCAATTGTTTTAAAAATAAAATGTTAAATAAAAAAATTCGTAGGCCAAGTGAAGAAGCGCTTGACATAAAAATTAATGAATTAAGATTATCCAGCGATGAGTATATTTATAAAACAATGGCAAAAAGCCATCTCTATAAATATTTATGTGATGCCTATGGCGTGGTAATGCTTCCTACTTATGTTTATCAAAAGATGGAGGGGATATTTAATGGAACGTGGAAGGATATGTCTTGTCCCATTCCCCCAGAGCATTTATTGGATATGTTTCAAAGAAAGCAGGATTGGTTGAATAAGATATATCATAAGGATAACATTGATGGAATCGGAAGAATTAATTATGATTTATCTGTTTTGATTGGAAAATATCGAAGTTATCTGGATTGGTTGGGTAAAAAAGAAATAGAAAATAAACAAGCTCAGAATAGTTCAATAGTCAATGAGAGGTTGACTGAAGTAGTTGCTACAAACAACATAAAGAAGAATGAAATAGATATATTCGATGAAGATGAATTGGGAGATTGATTAATGGAATCAACGATCATTAGTAATGTAGAAAATGAAATAAGATTTATTGGTTCTTTATTTATTGCAAATGATTTATTTTTGGAATATGAAAGAATCATAAAATCAAAATACTACTTTAGCGATGAGGTATGTAGGACATTTTATGATTGGCTCTCAACTCTTTATGCAAATGAGCAAAAATTCAATGAAAAAAATCTGGCTGTATATGTGAATCAAGATGAAGAAAGACTCTTGTTTTATCGTAAAATAGGGGGCTGGAAAACCATTGAAGGATTCATGGAAATTTCTGATATAACTGAATTTAAATCCTATTTTCAAATTCTTCAAAAATTCGCTCTTTTACGAGAATACGAGGCAAAAGGCATTGATACCAAGAGAATTAGGGAACATAAAAATTTTGATAAATCCAATGCCGACCAAATTTATAAAAGCATAAGAAATTCTGTTGATACAATTCACACTCAAATAGCATCAGACGCGGAAATTTTAGATATTTCCGATAATGTTGTTTCCATGATTGATGAATATATTGATAGACCCGCTATGGGAACCGCAACGTTTCTTCCAACATATAATGAATTGTTTCTTGGATTTCAAAAATCATCAATGCTTGCATTTGGACTTCAGAGCAATTTTGGAAAAACAAGATTTTTATCAAAAATTGCGGCATATAATGCTTTAGTTAAAAAAGAAAAAACACTTCTCATGTTAAATGAGATGTCTTATGAACAATTAAAAATAGCCGTATTGACAGCGGTTATAAATAATGAAGAATTTTATTCTTTGCATGGATACAAGGTTGATAAAGTTGAAAGAGAAATTAAACTTGGTTTATACAGAGATGATGATGGAATTATAATTCAGCGTGGCAGGGATAGTGAAGGAAATTTTACGGAAACAATAGCCGAATACAAAAAAAGAATTGAAAAGAAATCTACTGAATATAGAGAAATTTTAAAAATTGCTAAATGGCTTGAAGAAGATTGTTTTAAAAAGTATTTGAATGTTTTAGATGTCAAACATGATTATTCCGATGGTTCTTTGGCTAATCACATGAGAAAAAATGCGAGAAAAGGTTTTGGTTTTATCGCATACGATAACTTAAAAAATCTAAAAGATAATCTGGGAAATTGGGCATCATTGATTGCAACAACAACGACTCTTAGTGAAACAGCAAAAGAAGAAGGGATTTTTTGCTGGGGGTCTATTCAATTGACTGATGATACAGCTAATTATGATGTTATGGATTTGGAAAGCAATAACATTGCGGCAAGCAAGGGATTGAAATCTGTTTTAGATTCTCTCGTTTTAGGGAAGCAAATTGAACGAGAAAAATATAAAAAATATAAGTATATTCCAACCAATACTGGTATGGGTGAAACATCTAAAATGCCTTTGCCATTGCCTGATGTGGAAGGATATGTTTTACAGGGGCATATTCCCGATAAGAACAGAGAGGGGAGTAAGATGCCAATTCTTGTTCAAATTGATCTGAATAGAAATATCTGGAGAGAATTGGGAATATTGATTAGGGCATGATAGAAAGGAATATTGTTGATGGAAATTAAACAATTAAAAAACTTTCTGTTTCAAAATCCAGATAAAATAAAATCGATTCTTGAAGAACTTGGATGCCATCATATTACAAAACACGATGTGACGGCATCATCTGATTCGTATTTTACTTTTGGAAATCCCAACGGAGATAATCCCAGAGCTTGCACGGTTTATTTGTCCGAATCCTTATTGACAATAAACTATACCAGGAATATATGTAAAGCAAAAGAGGCATGTGATTTTATCGATTTAGTTAATTTTTATCGTAATGATAAAAGTTTTTTTGAAAACTTGAAATGGATTTCTGAATTTTCTGGAATATCGTATTATCATAAATTTGATGACGATATTCCTCAGTCATTAAAAATAATTAAAAAAATAAAGGAAATGCTTGATGAAGTTGAGAATAATGATGAAGAAGATGTCACTCCCATAATTCCAAAAGACATTTATATCCTTAAAAATTATTATTATCCTTATGCAAATCAAATCTTTCAAGATGATAATATATCGATAGGAACTCAGGCAGAATTTCAAATAGCTTATGACCCAGCCAGTAATAGAATTGTAATTCCAATTTTCGATGAATTGAATAATTTTGTTGGGGTGAAGGGAAGATGGTTTTATAAAGATGTTCCTGAAAATGAATCGAAATATATCTTCTTGGAAAAATGCCCCCGTCACAAAATTTTATATGGATATAATTTAACACAAAATTACATAAAACAGAAAAAGGAAGTATATGTTTTTGAAGCAGAAAAAAGTGTTTTGCAGGCTTGGTCATATTCCTATAAAAATTCAGTGGCTACAATGGGAAAGAAAATAAGTATTGAACAAATAGATAAATTGAGCAGGTTGGGTGTAGATATTTGTCTTGCTTTTGATAAAGACGTAAAATTTAATGAATTACAAGATATTGCTGATAAATTTAGATATGGTGTAAATGTTTACGCTTTATTTGATGACAAGAATATTTTACCAGATAAATATAGCCCAACAGACAAAAAAGAAATTTTTGAGATGATGATTAAAAACAACAAGATAAAATTGAAATAAGACAGGAGATTGTGAAGCATAGTGAAATATAAAATCAACGAAAACAAAGGATGTTCAGATATAAAACATGAAATTCTGTCTAAGAGGGGGATTGAAGACCCTGACCATTATTTAAATACAAATGACAAGGATATTTTATCATATTCTTTATTGGGTGATAGCATTAATCAGGCATATCGAACACTTAAGCAATCTATCGAAAATAAGGAAAAAATAAAAATTTACAGTGATCCAGACGCAGATGGAATGTTTTCTTCTGCAATGTTATATTCATATATCAAAAAGGCTTTTGGATTAGATTTAGAATATTATTCTCACGATTCCAAACAACATGGTCTCGGTGATAAAGAGTTGTTTTCTAAGGTCGTAGAAGATGTAAAATCAGGAAATCTTGATTTATTGCTTATACCAGACTCCTCAACTAATGATTATAAGGAAGCAAAGATTTTATCGGATTTGGGTTGTAAAACAATTTTGTTCGACCACCACATCGTTGAAAAAGATAAAAACAAACATTCGATAATTATAAATCCTCAACTAATTGAGAATTATCCAAATCCAGATTCAAGTGGAACATTAATAACATGGAAATTCCTGAAGGCCATTGATGATTTTGAATGGACAAACTATGCTGACGACTATCTTGATCTGGTGGCATTTTCAATTATTTCAGATGGTATGGACATTAGGAATATTGAAAATCGCCATTTAATTACTTTGGGATTAGAGAACATTAAAAATAAATTTTTATTGGAATTGATTAATAATGATTACAGAATCAAAAACTCTCCTCCAACAATAATTGATGTCTCGTTTTTCGTTGTTCCACTTATAAATGGCGCTATACGTTCAGGTTCAGAATTGGATAAACAAATAATGTTTCAGGCATTATGTGAAAGGGATGAATCATTTGAGTATGTTAAGCGTGATAAAACAATTGTTCAAGAATCTGTTTATGCTCGTGCATTAAGACTTTGCACAAACAGCAAGAGTCGTCAAGATAGAGCCATAGACAAGGGCATGGAAATTATCTTGGAAGATATTGAAAAATTTAAACGCAACGATAACAAGATTTTGTTTGCTCTTTGTGATGATAGGGTGGATAGGGCTTTTACAGGTCTCATTGCTCAACGTTTAGCATCTAAGTTCAATAAACCAGTTGTTCTTTTGCGTAAAAATGAAAAGGGTGATTATTTCTCAGGAAGCATAAGAAACTTTCAAGATAGTCCATTGACTAATTTAAAAGGTTTTCTTGAGAGTCTGGGATATGTTTCATTCTTAAGCGGGCATATGAACGCGAGTGGGGTGGGATATTCTAAAAAACAGCTATTAAAAAGTATTGAATTGTCAAATGAAAAATTAAAAGATTATAGTTTTGAAAAAATTCATAATATTGATTATGAATTTGACTTCAATAAAAAAGAAGAAATATCAACCTTAGACAATATGCTACCGCCCATCCACAATCTTAAAAAATATTGGGGACAGGGAATACCGGAAGCTAAAATTCTCATAAAGAATATAAGGGTAAAATCTTCCGACATTTCCTTCTTTGGTGCAAGAGAAAAAAGTGAAATAAAAAACAATTGGAAATTTGAATTGAAAGATGGCATAGATATATTAAATTTTCATGCGGATGAAAATGATGTTATTTATAAGAAGTACGGAAGCGGCAATAATGAAGGATTCAATTGGGATGGGGATGATTTGTTTATGGATGTAATTTGTAAGATTGTCAGAACTGAATATAATGGTGAACAGCGGTTGGCATTTATAATTGAAGAATATCAGATCAATGAATAATATTGATGCTTGACAAATAAATAAAAATACATTATAATAAACACCTACATGAAAAATATGCAGGTGTTTATTATTTAATTATCAGGAGATTTTATTTTGAACAATTATATAAATTATCATTCGCATTCCTTTTACAGTAACATTGTTACCCCAGATGTTGTTATTTCTAATTCTGATAGAGCTAATAGGACTATTGAATTAGGAATGCCAGTCCTATCGGGTGTTGAACATGGTACGACTGGAAGATTCATTGAAATCATTGAACTTGCTAAAAAAAATAATTTGAAACCGTTGCTTGGAGTTGAAACCTATTTTGTAAAAAATCGTTTTGAAAAAGATGCGACAAACGCGCATCTTGTTCTTCTTGCCAAGAATGAAAATGGACGTAAAGCCATAAATAAAATTCTCAGCGAAGCAAATGTAACTGGATTTTATTATAAGGCTCGAACAGATTTAGAATTGATTCTATCACTCCCCTCCAACGATGTTTGGGTCACATCTGCTTGTTTGGGCGGGGTGTGGAAGTATGATGATTATGAAAATTTAATCTTACAATTCTATAATCATTTTAAAAATAATTTTTTTCTTGAAGTTCAAAATCATAATGTTGAAAAACAAAAAGAAATAAATAAAGAAGTTCTGAGATTATCAGAAAGGCACGGTATTCAAATCATAGCTGGCATGGATACTCACATGATTCATGAATCTCAAAAGATTGAAAGAGACAACTTTCTTATTTCTCGTGGAATTTCTTATCCCGATGAGGATGGTTGGTTTATGGATTTTCCATCTTATGATTTGGCTTTCAAAAGATTCCAAGATCAAAACATTCTTTCAGATGAACAAATCGAAATTTCTCTCCAAAACACAATGATTTTTGAAAATGTGGATGTTTATGATTCAATTATTTTTAATGACAAATTAATTAAGATGCCAACACTTTATCCCGATAAATCCCAAGATGAAAAGGATTTAATTTTCAAGAAACTTGTTTGGGAAAGATGGAATGAAGAAAAAAACAATGTGCCGTTTGATAAATGGCCATTATATGAAAATGAAATAAAAAAAGAAATAGATGTTGTTATTACATCGAAAATGTCTGATTATTTTCTTCTTGATGAAAAAATAGTTGCCAGAGGAAAAGAATTAGGTGGCTCTATTACTTTAACGGGGCGTGGTTCTGCGCCAAGTTTTTATATTACAAAATTACTTGGAATTACAACGATTGATAGAATTGCCGCAACGGTCAAACTGTTTCCAGAAAGATTTATTACAGCAGAAAGAATTTTGGAAACCGGTTCTTTGCCAGATGTTGATTTAAATTTGGGAACACCATCAATATTTGCAAAGGCTCAAAAAGAAATAATTGGGGAACAACATTCTTATCCCATGATCGCATTTGGAAAAGTGAAAAATTCTGGTGCGTGGAAACTTTATGCAAGAGCCGCCGGGATTGATTTTGATACATCCAATTTTATTTCAGATATTTTAAAAAATTTTGAAAAGGATATGCGGCATTACATTGAGGAAAATCCAGATGATGTTGATTTGGACAATGCTCCTCAAATCGATGATTATATTGATGAAGAATATCTTCCGATTTATAATGAAAGTCGAAAGTATTTAAACATTGTAAATACCATTTCTCCTCATCCATGTGCATATTTATTATATGGTCAGGGAGATATAAGAGAAGAATTTGGATTAATTAAAATCAAAAGTGGAGATTCCGAACATATTTGTGTGAATTGCGATGGGGAATTCGCAGAAAAATACAAGATGTTCAAAAATGATTTATTAAAAGTAAGCGTCGTTGATTTAATTTATCGTGTTTTCGATAGAATTGGAATTGAGCCATTTTCGTTGTCTGAATTGCTAAGAAAAGCTGATGATAAAACTTGGGATATATATAAAAATGGATTGGGAATTGGAATTAACCAAGTAGAAAAATCTGGAACAATCGAGCGGGTTGCTAAATATTCCCCTCGTAATATTTCTGATTTATCGGCTTTTATAGCCGCAATTAGACCAGGATTCAAATCGAATTATTCTCAATTTGAAGCAAGACTTCCATTTGAATATGGGGTTAAATCATTAGACAAAGTAATTCAAACAGATGAATTTCCTTTTAGCTATATGCTTTATCAAGAAAATGCAATGAATGTTATGGCATGGGCGGGAATTCCAATCAAAGAAACCTATGATATTATCAAAAATATTGCCAAAAAAAGATACGAGAAGGTTTTGTCTAAAAAAGAAAAATTTATCAACGGAATGATGAAAAGATTGATGGAAATAGAAAAACTAGATGAAAATAAGTCAAATGAAATTGCCAATATGACTTGGAAAATTATTGAAGATTCTAGCCGCTATTCATTTAATAGCAGTCATGCTTATTCCGTTGCTGGTGATAGTCTTTATGGTGCATGGTTGAAATCACATTATCCCATTGAATTTTATGAAGTTTTTCTTCAAATGATGGAAGAAGATGGCGATAAAGACAGACTAAATCTAGCAAAAAAAGAAGCCGAATCATTTTTTCATATAAAGTTTCCAAAGTTGAAATTTGGACAAGATAATAGAAAGATTATTGGAAATACTGAAAGGAATGAAGTCACACAATCTATTAAAAGCCTGAAGGGTTTTGGTTCAAAAATTTCAGATGATATGTTCAATCTTTATCAAATATTTAAAGGGAATACCTTTGTTGATTTATTGGTTTGCGCCGAAGAAAATAAATTTTTATCATCTAAATTTGAACAACTTATTAAAATAGGATATTTTGAAGATTTTGGTGGTGAAAAAAAATTGCTAAAAATCTTTGATGAATTTAAATCTGGAAAATTTAGATATTCTAGTGCATTGAAGAATGAAACCAAAGAAAGCAGATTGAAAGAATTAAGAGAAATTGAACAATGGATGCAAAATGAAAATTTTTCAATTTTAGAAAAAATTACATCTGAATTCAATATTGCTGGGGACATTTTTACAAAATTCGATGTCAATAAGATGTATGCATTCATTATGGATTTGAATTTGGAATATTCTCCGAAGGCTCTTGTTCACACATTAAAAAATGGTATGCGAAAAACATTGAAAATAGATAAGAAAACCTTTTCTGAGCATCCGTTTAAAATTGGCGATGTTCTATTATGTAAAACATTGAAAAAGAAAAACATAAAAAGAAAAACAATTGACGGAAAATGGGAAGATGTTCCAGATAAATTTGATTTATGGCTTGAAACATATTATGTAATGAAACAAAACGATAAATTTTTAGAATAAAATGAAACATGAAAAGGAAACCAATAATGGAAAACATCGACACAAATAAAGAAAAACAACCATTGACATTTACTGCAATAATCAAGACCATTAGATATTATGATCCGAACAGTTCTTGGGGCGCTCTGGTTGTTTCAACTAAAAATGAAATACCGCATTCCAAATTGCAGTTGGATTATGACATTGAAACAAATAATGAGTCATCATCTTATATCGTTTCAATTGCCGGAAAGATGCCAGAACCATCGATAGGAGATATTTATAATATTGTTGGCATCCCTGAATATGTAAAAAAAATAAAAGGTTATCAATATACAATTAAATCGGTGGAATTGGTTCAACCAAAGACAAAGGATGAGCAAGAATTATATTTGCGTTCTTTAGTCACAAATAATCAAGCTCAATCCATTCTGGAAAACTATCCAAATATTGTCGATGACATTATTTCTGGTAAAGATAATGTTGATTTAGATTTAATTAAGGGGGTTGGACAGGCTACATGGGATAAAATTAAAGAAAAGATTGTAAGTAATTTTGCTTTATCTGATATATTGACTTTGCTTACGCCTCTTGGAATTTCCTTTTCCAAAATCAAAAAACTATTAGATTATGAGACTAATCCAAAAATTCTTCGAGAAAAGATTTTAAGAAACCCATATATTATTACCGAAGCCGATGGAATAACATTTAAAACAGCGGACAAGATTGCCAATCAACTAAATCCTAATTTAAGAAATTCTGAAACAAGACTGGTTTCTTTCATCAAGTATTATTTGGAACAACGTTCTCAAGATGGTGATACTTGGGTTACTATTTATGATTTAAAAAAAGAAGTGAATAACAATATTCCTGAAACAGATGAACTTTTAGAGAATTTTATGGATAGAGAAAAAAATAATCCGAAATTTCTACATATAGAAAACGATAAAATTTCTCTTAAAAAATTTTATGACTATGAAAAATATATTTATGATGCCATTTTATCTATTCATAATTCAATTCCCCTTGAAGTAAGTGATGACGCGATAAATACGGGCATTGAAATGGCGGAGAAGGAGCTTGGTTTCTTGTATACCGATGAGCAAAAAAATGTAATTGAGAAAATAACCATGAATAATTTTTCTAGTATTACTGGATTAAGTGGAACTGGAAAAACAAGCATTGCCAGAGGAGTTCTTTCTATATATAGAAATATGGGATATAAAATTGGTGTTTGTTCCTTATCCGCTGTTGCGGCCATGAGGATTCAATCCGTAACTGGATTTGATGCAATGACAATTCATAGATTGCTTGGAGCGCAGGGAAAATCTGGATTTATATATGGAGAAAGAAATAAACTTGATTTTTCCATAGTTCTCGTTGATGAGTCATCAATGATAAATTCATTTTTATTTAAAAAATTATTCGAGGCAATCGATACCACTAAAACAAAGGTAATTTTGATGGGTGATAGGGGTCAGCTTCCTCCCATTGGTGAAGGAAATGTTTTTTCTGATCTATATGAAATAGATATGCCATTTACGAGATTTGAATTAACTGAAATTCAAAGACAAGCAAAAAATTCTGGCATCATTCTAGATTCCAATAAAATTAGAAATGGAATAAACCCCATTGAAAAGAAAGAACCAAAAATCGTTCATGGGAATAATAAAGACCTTTATTATATCTTTAAAAATGAAAGAGAAGATTTATTCAATATTGCTATAAAGACATATCTAAAATCCGTATCTGATTTCGGTTTGGATAACGTAGTATTGCTAGTTCCGAGAAAAAGTGATACGTTAAATTCAACAAGAAATTTTAATTTAGCGATTCAAAAAGAAATAAATTTTCATAATAGCTCAGTTAAATTTGTTCATGGGAAAAACGAATTTTGGTTAAATGATAAAATTATTCATACCAAGAATGATTATGACCTCAATGTGTTCAATGGAGAAACTGGAGTAATTGCTTCTGTTGATGGAAATGGAGTAAAAGTTTATTATAATCTTTCAGATAAATATATTGAATATAGCCATGAAAATATTAATGAAATACAACTTGCCTATGCAATATCAGTCCATAAATCTCAAGGTTCAGAATATAGAGATGTGATTATTGTTCTTGATAACTCGCATTTTATGTTATTGAATTCCCAGTTAATTTATACGGCAATGACTCGCTCTAAACAAAGATGTTTAATCTTGGCTGAACCATACGCATTTGATAAATGTTTGAGGGAAGATGCTACAATTAGAAATACTTGGTTAAAGGGTTTTAAAAATTAAATTTTAAAATCATGTTTATTATGCACACATAAATGAAGATGCTTATAAACAATTGTTTGAAATACTTGAATGGATAACGTGATGACAACAAGTATGATAAATAAAGGGTGAGATATTGCAAGATACCTTAAAAGGATTTGAAAAATAGAACAAATAATTCAATTTCATAAATTGCCTATTGACAAAATAGGTCATTTGCTATATAATACATCATATAATAAAAAAAGAAAGGTGAAAAATGAATGTTGTCCTTTTTAATTTCTGCTGCAATTCAATTAATGATGGCTGGTATTGCGTTATATTATGATAAATATGAAGCTGCTATGTGGTTCTTTTTGTCTGCATTTTTTTTCACTATCACGTTTGGCATGACACGATAATTGAATGTAAAATGTTTTCGTGAAACTAACAATATCAATAATTTTTAATATATAAAGGAGAGAAAATGTCGGCATTAATTTTGGAAGCGTTGGAAAACGCAGACTATAATATTCAACACAATGGGGAACTTGGAGTAATGATTGCAAAAGGCCAATTGCACAATGCTGTTGAATTACTCAAAAAGGGTTATTCACTTTATGATGAGGTTGAGCCACTTTTAGAGCAGTATGGCGATGTAGAATCAGTTCCGGAGAAAGATGTTTGATGTCGCTTGCAATTTTGCCACTTGAAAAAGAAAACGTTTTCCAAATAAGATTGGGTGTAATGAAACTTGTGGGCGACTTAGTTTAAAACCAAAAGGAACAGAAGCGAACAAATATGAAAAAACATCATCGTGCTAAATTTGAAATTACCCCTCGCGGTAAAAAGACAAAATATTACACCTGCTCAATTTGTGGCTTTCGATGCTGGGCGTTCGGTGTCAGAGACGCTCATAATCAACATAAAGTACACTTAACAAAGCACGCAGGGGATTTCGCCACCGATACCAAACAATATGTCTATGGCGAACCCTGCGAACAATGCGAACAATGCATTAATCTAATTTGCGCGAACTATGAGCGACAAAACCATTAACGCAAGTCCGTTGGGCAATCTAGAAAAAGGAGATTTATGAAAAACTGGAAGGCACTTCTTGAAAAGGCTCTCGCAAAAGAGTATAAAGGTACAACAATTAAATGGAATGGCGATAATCCAACTCTTGTTATTCCCGATGCACTTGAAAATAAAGCGTCTAAAATTGTTGAATATGCAACTGATCTTTGGTGTGCTTGGGGTGGCGAAGTTGAGTTCTGTGTGGAGCAAGCTGGTCATACGATTGGCTAATGAAGATAATTAAGATTAATTTTGGTATTTAGGCGGTGAAATCACCTCCCAAAATATAGTTGGTTTTCTTTCTTACACATAGAGGAGTGTCGCAAATGGAATGGAATTTCAAAGAAGGTGTCGAAGTTTACACGGAAGAATTTTGGTATGATTTGACAGACGGCGGATATATCAAGCCTGAAAACGTATTGGCAGATGAAGAACAAATTGCCAAACTTCAAGCCGCCGTTGATTTGGTTCGTTCGTTTGAACGCGCCATTGATGAGCGAAGCGAAAACTAACACCGCTTGCAGTTGCCCCGCCTTTGGATTTGGTGAGCGGTAGTGATTCTGAAAACACGACAGGCAACTAACGCCAGTCCGTTAGCCCGCTATCTTATAGCAAAGGAGTATTGCAAATATGAGTGAGAAGCAAAACAAGTTCTTGGTCGAGCTAGGTGAATTGTTTAATAAATATGGTGTGAAAGTTGATGATTATGATGATTACGATGGGTCAGAAGAGTATATTGGCACAAATTACGCGCTGAATGGAGACGATATTTCCATTTCCGTCGGTAATCTTTCAGAAGCAATAGCGCGGGCTAACAATGCGTGCAACCGATGAATGGCGGGCACGGTAAAAATAAGGGACAGATAGTTACCGCCATTCGCGGCTACCTGTCCAACAAAAAAATAAAGGAGTAGTCATGGAAGGTCGTCGGTTATTGCAACATCTTATTGATACATCGGACGTGTTGCCTGCTAAAAAGAAAGAGGCAACAGAATATCTTGCCAAAATTGAAGCTGCCGCCCAATATCACGAGCACTTGGCGTGGCTAGAGTCGCATCCTTGCAATTGTAGTGGAGATGATAATTTCTTCCACTTGCCAAGTTGCCCTCGCTATATCGCCACGCAGATGGCGCAAATCCGTTAGCCCGTCTGTGCAAAATAAACGTCTTATTGTTAATTCGGGGATGCGTTATCCTTGAAAGAAAGAACTGAAAAATGACAGAAAAAGAGCGCTCTAAACTAAATAAAACTCTCGTTCTTAGTGAGCGAGAAAAAGAAGCATTGTCTAAAAAATTGCTTTATCTTAAATCCCCTGCAAACGTAAATGATGTGCT